GATCCCTCGGATGCCAGAGGTGCCACGCCTGACCTTCGATCCGATCCCAGTACGCCTCGGCAAGGAGTGACGTGTGGAGCGCCGAATCCTCGTGGCCCCACCCGATGAACCGCTCGTCGTAGCCGCCGACCTTCTCCCATGCCTCCCGTGAGACCACCAAGAGTCCCCCGCCGAGTAGCTTGGGGCTTCGGTCGATCAGCCGAATCCCCGACGGTCCTCGCCGTCCAACCTGCCGAGACTGGGCCTGATTCAGATTCCAGAGCCGATCATGAGGACGGATCGCCCCCCGTGTCTCCCGCGCAAGAGCAACCGCTCGCCTGATCGCATTGGTCTCAGGGATGGTGTCGGCGTCGGCGATCAGCGCGACATCCCAGTCACCCGCCCTCTTGGCTGCTTCGTTGCACGCGGCCGCTCGAGCCCACGGACCCGGTCGATCACCGAGATACAGCGAATAGGCAAGCGCGAGCAGGTGGGGTCGAGTCCACGCCCAGTTCTGCTCGCGGATCCGATTCCCAGGACGCCAAGGAACAAGGGTGACGGTTCTCACAGTTCCCAGACCCCAAGGATCTTCGTCGGGAACCGCAGCCCCATGTCCCACGTCCCGTCCGAAACCGACTGGCGCGGTTCTCCCATCCAGAACGGCTCGGCCTCGAGATTCGAGGCGTAGTAGCCGCCCGAGGGGACATCAGTGTTGGTCTCGCCTCGGTGAGAAGAGGCCAGCAGCCACTTCGCACCCGAGCGGCGGAAGTTGTTCAGTGCAGCCATCCCATCTTTCAGCGAGAGGTGCTGGAGGGCGTCACGACAGATGATCGCCTCACATCGGGGAAGCTCATCTCGGCAGATGTCTGCAACGAGGTAGGCCCGATCCGAATGCCGTATCCGCGCCGTCTCGATGGCCTTCGGGACGATGTCGACGCCCACGTAGCCGGGGAGCTCCGGCATCCAGAGTGAGTCCGCGCACCCGGCATCGAGAACGGAGGACACGCCGAGTTCGGCGATCATGGTCGGGAGCCAGTTCGCGAGCTCGCGTGTTGCTCCCATCGTCGAGCCGGGGCCGGCGTTGGTCTCGGTGCCGTTCCAGCGGTTCCGATCCCAGATTCGGGAGAAGGTCTGTTGACGTTCCGCCAGAAGTTCCCGCATCGCCTCCGGCTCCTTCGTCTCGCGATACCGCCTGCCGAGCTCCTGGTTCGCCTTCCATCCGTCGAGCCGTCGGTCCTTCTCCCGCGTCTTGGGATGCCAGAGATGGATCACAGCTCCGCGAACCCGTTGGAGTTCCCCCCCCAGCACCCGGCACGCCTGAGCGAAAGCGACATCTTCCTGACCCCAACCTCGGAATCGCTCGTCGAACCCACCGACCTCATCCCACAGAGGTCGAGGCACGACGACGACGGACGATTCGTGGTGGCGCTTCCTGATCCAAATCCCCTTGTCGGACCGTGCTTCCGCCCCTCGAAGCACCTTCTCGGTCGTCTGCGCGTTCAGTCCGAGGTAGTCCGTAAAGGCGAGGGTGAGCCGACCCGTCTCCGAGGCAAGCGCGATCGCTTGGCAAACCTGATCCGCCGCAACCACCACGTCGGCGTCGATGATGATCGCCACATCCCACGAACCATCGGCGGCTCGGTTGATCGCTGCAGCACGATTAAACGGCCCCTCCGGTGATGCGCCTTCCGAGATGGGGATACCGGGACACGACTCTAGCCAATGACTCCGACACCACGACCAGAGCCTGTCCCGGACTCCCCCATCAGGACGGTAGGGGACCAGGAACCTGATCCCCTCACCCATCCCCGTTCTAACTGTTGATGTCGATCTTCGAGAACGCCTCGGGGTAGGTGATACCGAGGACCGACCGGACCTCTCCGCGGATCGCCACGAGGTTCTTGATGAAGAAGTCGTCGTGGCTGTTCGAAGCCGAGAGACGGACGTCGCCCTTGCGGTACACCTTCCCGCCGAGACGGAAGGCCCCCACGATCGGGAACCCCTCGACGGCCGACTGCGAGATGACCACCCGAGCCGGCGAGCCCCACAGGTTGCGCGAGGGATCCTGGTTCGGTCCACCAGTCAGGTAAGTCCCCGCCGTATCCGCCTTCTGCGCCGACGCCGCCGCCCAGTCGAGCGGGTGGATGAACAGCGCGTCCGGTTCCCCGAAGAAGTTCATCCGGACGTCCGTCACCCCCGCGAGGATGGCGTCCCAGATCCCGGCACCTCCGGTGATGTCCGGAGCCGCGGAGCCCTCGGTCACGGCAGCGTAGAAGTCCGTCGCGAACGCCGTCTCCTCGTTCTGTCGGACCATGAAGGGCAGATCGCGGTTCAGGAACGCCCGCAGGAACGGCGCGTCCTCAAGGTACTCCTCAGCGACCGCGACGAACGCGGCACGCTTCTCAAGCTCCACCGTCACGTCGTCGAAGGCGTACTCGGCGTACGGCTTCGCCGACCCAGGTGTCACCACGGCTCCCGACGCCTTCGTGCGCGTCGTGAGGATCGGGTAGCGGACGGTGTTCCCGGTTGTCACCGGCACCTGATCGAACAGATCGGCCAGGGTCACGGCCTCCTGCCGGAGCCCCGGCGTCTCGAGGGTCGGGACGAACGTCTCCGGGATCGCGTCGGCGTTCGTGCCCGTCTGCGGGAGTAGCGGGTCCCCGACCGCGGCGTGGAACGTCACCGAGGGCGAGCTGAAGTGCTCGGGCAGACCGCCCATCTCCTTCATGCCCCGGTACACGTCCGAGGCCAAGAAGGCGTCGGCCCACGTCCGCGCGGCCCTCGTGTCGATCTCCTCGTCGCCCTTGCCGACGGTGAGCTGCCGTCCGAGCTGCTTGATCGACTTGTCCAGGGACTCGTTGTCGAGCCGATCCTGGATCTTCTGCTGGAACTCGGTCGCGGAGGTGAGGTGCGTCTGCACCTGCTCCCGCTCCTTCTCGGTCAGGGAGCGGAAGTCCTCATCCGCCTTGTCCTTGAGCACCTGAGCGGCGTCGAGATGCTTCTGCTTCTCGGTCTCCCACCACTTCAGGACATCGTCATCGGGCATCGCCGATCTCCTTTCGTGCATAGCAAGGCCAGCCGAGGACGCCTCGCTGGCGAGAATTCGCGGAGCCGGGAGGCCCGCTACCCGGTTAGAGGATCGCGGGGGGCGGGGCGATGCCTGAGCAACGCGATCTGCTCCCCCACATCGTCGAGCGCGCCTTCGCGCTCGGGATTGATCTCGCGCATGTGCGCGTCGAGGTGGCGCTCGGCCCCCTCGCGGTTCGTCAAGCCTTGGGTCTGCGGAAGACGGGCGAGCGCGTTCCGCGTACCGGCCGCGTTCGGCCCTCTCCCGAGGTAGTGATGGGGGAGCGCCCAGTGCTGTCGCTCATCCGGCGTTCCCGTGCTTCGTTCGCCCGCGCAGATCGAGCGGTAGTCAGAGGCGGATTCGCACTCGCTCATCGCGCGGTTGCCGTCCCACTCGGAGTTGTCGACCGCCGCGAGCACCGGACCGACCTGGATGTCACCGGCGTAGATGCCCGTCGTCACGACCCCCGTGTTGTAACTGCTCTCCACCGGGAGAGTCATGCTCCCGAGGTAGACGGACGAGGCTGCCGTCGCGGACTGTCGACCCGCCTGGAGCTGCTCTCCGATCACCTGCTCAAGGGAGCCCATACGGTCGGCCATGCCTAGCGAGAGCGCATCCTTCGCACTCACCACGCGACCCTCGCCGAAGCCCGAGCGGACTTCATCCACCCCCACGCGACGACCCTTCGCAACATCGTGGACGAACATCGAATAGAACTGGTCGACGAGCCCCTGGATGTGCTCCCGACCCTCCTCGGTGAGCGGCTCGAACGGGTTCCCTTCGGTCTTGAACCGGCCGGCCGAGACGAGCGTCGTTTTCACCCCCTTCTGCTCGTCCGCGACCGATCGGTCCTCGTGCGCCGTGTAGACCCCAATCGAACCGAGCCGGGAGGACTGAGAGACCACGAACTCGTCTGCCTGGGCAGCGAGCCAATACGCGGCGGAGTTCGCCTCAAGGTTCGCCACCGCCATGATCGGCTTGCGTCCCCGCGCCGCCCGGATCTCCCCGGCGAGCTCAGTTACGCCTTCGACCATCCCGCCCGGAGAGTCGACGTCCATGACGATCGAGGACACGTCGTCCGCCGCGAGTGCTTCGCGGAACATCGCTCGGAACCCCTCGACCGAGGTCGCCCCGGAGACCTCCGAGAACAGCGATGCCTTCGGCACGATCACGCCATGGAGCGGCAGAACGGCGACACCCTTCGGCTTCGGCGATGCCGCACGACGAGCCCCGATCCGCTCCTGAAGTTCCTCCGCCGTGAAGCGTCCACCTTCCATCCGGAACGCGATGAGGTCGATGATGACGCCGAGCATCGCCGGTCGGATCGCCCACGGCGTCTCGGCGACGAGCTTCAGGATGTGGGCATAACGAGCGCGGGTGCCCGACTCGACCTTGGCCTGCTTCAACTCGACGAACGCCTGCCGCGCCGCCGGATCGCTCATCAGGGCCTTGAACTCGTCCAAAGCCTCTGTCGAATCGAAGATGTCGGTCATCGGTCCTCCAGGATCTTCTCGAGTGCCGCCGTCTCCAGACGCTCCAGAGCGGCGGCTTCGATGTCGCTATGGCCGTTGGACGCTGCGACCTCGAGCATCGGTGCGGGGCGAGCGGGCTGCCCGTACTCGTAATTCTTGGGCCGTGCAGGGACATCGAAGGCTGGATCCTCGATGGGCGGAAGGTTCAGGATCTTGAGAGCCTGGTTCACCGAGAGCACCGGGACCTGGACCGATTGCCGGAAGGCCCCCGTCTGCTGCTCGAAATCCCCCTGGA